GCCGCTGTCATATCCTGGCGCACATGGGTTCATTCAATGCGCTACACCCGAGGATGTCAGCGCGTGAAACCTTCGCCGCTCTGAAGTCCCGCGCCGGTGACAGAGACGTTGACACCCTCATTGACCGGTTGATCATCGGGGCAAATGATATGGAGGACGGGGCGCGGATTCGGTACAATCAACCCGCCCCGCCTCCACGGCCTCAACCGTCGCCAGATTCCCCGTGGTGATCCACCCCCGCCCCTGTGCCCCTGTGACGGCCTACGCGCCGTCCAGGGGCTTTTCTTCTGCTCTGCCCCGACACGGCCACGGCGTGAAGCTGCGCCCCCTCTGCGCCCGCCTGAAGCTGCCCCCGCTGATCCTGCCCTGTCCGCTGTCCGTATCAGGTAGACACAAGATATTGTCATCAGAGCCAAAGTAGACACAATATATTGTGGTCATTGCAGGAAGTAGACACAATATATAGGGGTGTGTCCGTATGATAGAGACATATATCGGTAGGTGTCCGCTGTATGCGGACAGAGTAACCCCTCTGTCATTCCCTCCCTGCCAAAAACCCGAACAATCTGTAAGATAATGAACACAATGTTCGGTTTCTACTTGTGGATAACTTGCCTTTGCTTGTGGATAACCTTGTGGATAACTTGCCATGCATAACAATAATCGTGCTGATTGTGCATACTGTACACAATAGGCTTGTGCTGTTTGTGCAATCGCTCATCATCTATGCGCGAAAGACTTCTTTTATGAATAGATATGGATATGTCAAGCGGATCAGCTTGACACCGGCGGGGTGATAGAGGCATGGGGTGAATCAGGTCGGGTTAGTCCTCCCTCTCCCGCGAAAAGAAAAAAACGGCCATAAATCGGCCAATGAAGCGTGGTGCAAAAGGTTACACGAACGGTTACAAGAAAAGTAATTCCTAACAAAAATATTTTTTTTGCCTTATAATAAAAAAAAAAAAAAAATAAAAAATCAAATCATGAATGGGGGGGATAAAACCCCCCCCTCATTCATTGATTTTTTCGAGTATTTCAGAGAATTTGATAAAATTATGGGGACGAATTGCACTTGAAATAATTGTGTGCAACTGATATACTTGATGCAGGAGGATATGGACATGGACGCGAAGAAGCTGGTTGAAAAGTTGGCGGCGCAGATAGAGCGCGAGCCGTACAGCTACAGGGGCTACGAAGGGCATTACAGCGCGTGTAGGCTGCTGATGAAGGATTCGGTGGCCGAGGCTGTGGACGGGCTTGTATGGCTGTCTGAGCGCATTACAGAGGCAATGCCTACAATGGCCGTTGTGAACAGGGGCGAGATGGGCGCGTTGTATGGGCTGCATAAGCAAGTGTTGCTGGCGGCAGCGCCGTATGACTTTGATTCGTATTTGCAGTATGTGGAGTGGAACAGAGCGCCGGAGAAGAAGTTCTATGCGCCGAGGCGTAAACAGTTGCGGCCGTTTGTCCAAGCGATACAGGACTTGGCTGATGACAAGCTGGACTTGGTTTGCGGTTCATTGCCGCCTGGTGTTGGGAAAAGCACAGTTGCGATATTCGGTTTGACGTGGTTTGGCGGGAAATACCCTGCCGCGCCGATATTGACGGGCAGTCACAGCAATTCGTGGGTGCGCGGCGCGTATGACGAATGTCTGCGGATCATGGATGGCAAGGGTGAATACCTGTGGCATGACGTATTCCCGGAGGTACAGGTAAGCAGCACGAACGCAAAGGATTGCAGGATCGACCTTGGCAAGAGGAAAAGGTTTGAGACGTTGGAGTTCACCTCGATTGGTACGGGCAACGCTGGTCTGTACAGGGCGCAGACGTTGTTGTACTGCGATGACCTTGTTTCAGGTATCGAGGTTGCGATGTCGAAGGACAGGCTGGACAAGCTATGGGAAGTGTATAACACGGACTTGCGGCAACGTAAGATCGGGCGGTGCAAGGAACTGCACATTGCCACTCGCTGGTCGGTGTGGGATGTGGTAGGCCGTTTGGAGATGGAATACGGTGAGAATGAACGGGCGCGGTTCATAACGGTTCCTGCTGTTGATGAAAACGACGAGAGCAATTTTGACTATCCGTATGGGGTGGGGTTTACGACGCAGTTCTACCGTGAGCAGCGGGAGATCATGGACGACGTGAACTGGCGTGCGCTGTACATGAACCAGCCTATTGAGCGTGAAGGTCTGCTGTATTCGGCTGATGAACTGCGACGGTATTTTGAGTTGCCGGATGATGAGCCTGATGCAATTGTGGCAGTGTGTGATGGCAAGACAAAGGGCGATGACTACTGTGTGATGCCAATTGCGTATCAGTATGGGCCTGACTTTTACATCGAGGATGTGATATGCGACAACAACGCGCCGAATACAGTTGACCCCCGGTTGGCTTCAATACTGCTGAAGCACAACGTGCATATGGCGCGGTTTGAATCGAATCAGGCGGGCTTGAAGCTGGCAGAGAAGATACAGGGGATGGTCAAGGAACAGGGCGGCAGGACAAAGATCACGACGAAGTACACGACGGCCAACAAGGACACGCGCATAGTGATGGCCCAGCCGTGGATATTGGAGCATTGTCTGTTCAAAGACGATTCGGTGAAGCAGGGGAAGGAGTACAGGAAATTCCTGCAATTCCTGTGTGGATGGACAATGAGCGGCAGGAACCGTCACGATGACGTGCCTGACGCGATGGCACAGCTTGCGGAGTTCATTCAGAGCTTCGGCATGAACCGGGTCGAGATCGTGAAAAGGCCGTTCTAAAACCGAACAATACATTTTGAAAATACGTCTAATGTTCGGAATGAACCGAACATTCATTGGAAAAATGATGTTTTGTCAAGCAAAACCACTTGACAAATGTCAATGTTTATGTTAGTATAGACTTAGATAGGACTATGGAGGCGCTTATGCTGACAGAGAAAGAGGTTGCGGCCATCAATGAATGGCTGAACAAGGGTTTTGAGGTGGAGATTTACCGCAAGCCTGACGGCACGCTGAACATCAAGACCGTTCGGAAGAAGCGGCTGATCGTCGAATAAATATATCATCCCCACGCTGAAAGGTCAGCGGGGAAGTGGAGAAGGCTCCAATGTGCAAATAACGCACGTTTGGGCCTTTTGATTTTTGGATTCGGAGGTGATAGCGCATGGACAATGAGGGAAACGCCGTGATGAAGGTTATTTCCAATGACCTGTTCGGGCGACTTGATATATATGCGTCCTCCGACGAGATCACGGCTGAAAACGTGGTTTCTGAGCTGAACACGGCGCTGCCGTATCATGTCAAGAACCTTCTCGAAGAAGATTTCCTGTATTGGTATCGGCGCAATTTCCAACCTATCCTGCGCAGGACGAAGGAAGTGCGGCCTGAAATCCTCAACATCGTGCAAGAAAACCACGCAGATGAGATCGTGGCGTTCAAGAACGGCTATTTCCTGACAAAGCCCGCGTTCTATGTGGCCCGTAACACGGGTGCGCAGGGCAAAGTGAACAAGCTGAACGAGTTTTTGTATCGTAGTTACAAGCACGCCGCAGATAACAAGGCCGTTGACTGGTTCCATACAGTCGGCAAGGGCGTTATCCTCGTTGAGCCTGACCGGGACAATGACCCTGAAACACCTGTCCACTGCTATGCGCTTGACCCTCGCTCCGCTTTCGTGGTGTACAGTCTCCGCCCCGGTAATGAGCCTGTGATGGGCGTGAACATGGTGGTTGTGGATGACCGCGCCAAGTTTGACGTGTACACCCGCGACTATGTGTATCACCTGTCTGGCGGTGTGACGGGGAGGATGCTGACTACTCAGGTCAATTCGTCTTTCCTTGCTACGGCTGTTTCCGTGGACAGCGTGGAGCCAAACGCCTTGGGTATGATCCCGATCATTGAGTATCGGTACAACAGCATCAACATGGGCGCGTTTGAAAGTGTGTTGCCCTTGTTGGACGAGATCAACAACATCGTGTCCAATGCCTGTGACGGTGTGGAGCAGTTCATTCAGTCGTTGGCGGTTG